TTACTATTTTCGTCATGGTTAAAACTAATTATTATTTTTTCGCCTCGGGCTCCTGTTAACTTTTCTTTTACCTTACTTGTAATTATATCTTGTTCCGAGGGCGTTGGTATTCCTGCGCTAAAATTTATTATTTTCGTGCCCGAAAAACTGTTATCAATTTCGTTACATAAATAGGCGCTTAATTCTTTTTCCATGTACGCATAAGGTAGCCCCGCGATATAATCCGGTGCCCCAAAATATTTTAAACCTACGCAATAATTTTTTAATACTAAAATTTCTACTTCGTCGTCTGAATAACCAAAAGCCGAATATCTTACCGGCGCATATTTTCGCGTATTATTCCAGTCATTAGAAAAATAATAGCCCTCAATGTTGCCCGTTTCTTCGTTGCATTTTTCGGGTGCCAATAAATTAATTGGAATATGATAAACCCGCTTAATGCGTTTATGATCTTTTGTATAATGTACTTGAAAAGCCGCTTGGCCTAATAATTTGTAATCAAAACAAAACTTTTTAATACAGTCGCTTTCAAATATTGTTTTAAATTGTGCATACTCGCCGGGCTTTTTGTCTGCTCTTAGGCTTTTAACCCCGCCCCCATATAATAAACGCGAAATATTATTTATAACGGCGTTATTTGTTGCGCTACTTTTATACATGTCAATTAAATAGTCGTAATAACTATTATTATCGGAATATAAAACATAGTCTTTTGACGGCGTTTCTATTATTTCGGGTGCCTCTTCGGCTCCTAAATTAATAACGTGTAAATTTTTATCGTTACTCATAAATTATAAAATCATTTGCCCCGGTGTTATGTTGGGTATATTCGTTATTATTAACGCTATATGTATCGTTGTTTTGATTAGTGCAAAATATACGGCCGTAATATACTATACTTGTACCGTTTTTTACTAAAACCCTGTAAAATCTATTTTCTTTTAAATCAAATATCGCGCTTATAGTTTCAAAATAATCATTACTTGTATTACTGGCTATTGTTACGGTTGTTTCTGTATTTTCGCTTTCGTCTTTTACTAATAAAGTATCATAAGTTTTTGACCTTGGTATAAATTTCAAGTTTTGTGCGCTTGTTGTCTTTTGTAAAATAGTCATATATATATAACTTTATAAATGTTTTTTTGTTTTTAAAACGCAAAAAAGCCGAGTATAAAACCCGGCTAATTATAGATATAGAAAAGAAAAAAAAGAGTATTTTTTACGTTGTTTCTATTGTTATCGCTCCGCCCATTAAAGCCGTTAAAGCCGTTTCAGTTGATGCGTTAAGAAAATTCGGAGGTGTAACCTCGTTTGCCTCAAGCGTTACGGTGTAGCCTACAAAAGAATCAAGCGAGGAACCGGCGCTCATTGTTCCGCCTGTTACGTCGCAACCTTGTTGTAATCCCATTAAAAAGAATTGATTACCGCGAGTATGCACAATGCAATATGGACGCCCGTAACTCATCAATTTAATGTTTTTCGTTGTCTTAGTATCTTGTTTTTTAATAGCTATGTTTAAAACAGAATTAAAGAAACTCGTTCCATTTTCGCGCGAGGCTTGAATGTTTGTTTCTAAACTGTTCGCATCTGCTTTTAATTCGAATTTATATAGCGTTGTACTACCGGCAGCTATTGCGGTAATTACGTCGCTTTCATGGGTACTTCCAAAAGTAGCGTTTGCCTCTACGTCTAAGTCATCGAAATTGATAAAATAAACCGCTAAAAGCCCGCCTACGGCTGACTTGCAGCCCTCTAATTTGCCCCCTATTAAGTCGCAACTCATTGTTTTTTAGGTTTTTAAATATTTATACTTAAAGGGCCTATTTAGATAAATAAACCCTTAATTAATTAATCTTATGAATAAAGTACGCAATCCGCCCCAATAGCATATTGTACGCCTGCTTGTACGCGTGCTACAATACGCACGTTGTCTGAGCCGTCGGTTAAACCCATGTCAATAACGCGAATATCTCCGGCATTTGATTCTAGAGCGCAACCGTAAAACAGGTTAGTACTTTCCGCCGCAATAGCGCAATTTGCTGCCATGCCCGGGCTATGTTGTAAAGCAACGCCGTTGAAAGAAAGATCGCCGGAATTATACCACATTGTACCGTTATTTTGTACCCCGTTGTTAGAAGTTGCCGCTACTGAAAAACCGCCCAACGCCGCAACGTAATGTTTGATAAATTCAGAAGAACAATAAATTCTTAAATCTGGGCTACCGAAGAGAGTGTTCGGTATTGCATCATAAATTTTTTGTAGCTCCGTTACACAGTTCGCCGTCGTTATTGTAGTACCTGTTACGTCGTTAACTGTCGCGTCTAATAACATTAAAGTTTTAAACCCGTCAAACTGTCCACTTACAGATTTGTCGCCGTTCCAGATTGATGACTCAATAGAACTCGCGATTTTTTCCGTTACATGTGCAACCATAAAAGAGGCAAAATCTTTTGGTAATTCGCTATACTGTGAGTACCCCATTTCGGCCGCCTGCCAGCTAGCCCGGAACGTTTTTTTGCACAATTGCACGTTTGCATTTAGTTCCTTGGTTTCTAAAACCGCCTCGCTCAATGTAACGGTTGTCGCGTCGTCAAAGTTACAAGTTGCATTTACTAAAATGTTTGTACTTGCTACTTTTTGTAAAACTGTTTTATGTCTTACGTTTGGTAAAATTGTAATTGTACCTTTGTCAAGTGTCGGAGCGCTTAAAAGTGCCGCCGCCTTGTACCTTTTTGAAAATTCGCCGCTATACGACGTTGTAATGCTTTCAGCCATTTTTTTATTTTTTTATTATTTAATTATTTAATCGTTGTTAATTCGTCTTATAACCGTATCCATAATTGAAGGCGGTCTATTTTTTGCAAATCTAAACCCTTCGACTTCTTTTTTAGCCTCGGGGTTGTATTTAATTCTTTTTGGTGCCTCTTCTTTTAACTCTACCTCTTTAGCCTCGTTTGCTTTGCTTAATTCAGCTTTTAAAGTTTCGATTTCTTTGTTAAGTTTTTCGACTTTGTTAAAGTGCATTTCTTTACTTACCGTTTCAATAACTTTTTTTGGTGTATTTACTTCGGTGTTATACTCTTCTTTGTCCTCTTCTTTTTTAGCCTCTTCGTCTTTTGGCTCTTCGTCTTTTGGCTCTTCTGCCGGCTCTTCTGCCTTTGGCTCTTCTACCTCTTCGACTTCTGTAATACTGTCGATAATACCCTCCTCAACTACTGTAAATTCGCGGTCATCTTCTAAAACATACGTACCGGGCGCAACTGGGATTTTTCCGTCCTCGGTTATAATGCTAACCATGTCGCCTTTTACAAAACTTTCGGCCTCAACTATTGTTAAACCGTCTTTTAATTTCATTTGTTTTAACGTTACCTCTTCGGTCATGCCTAAAACTGTTTTTATTTTGTCTAAAATATCCATTTTTTTAACTTGTTTTTATTGTCCTAAATTATAATCAAAACGTTTTAAATCGTCTGCTAAATCAAAAACGTCAGTTGCTATGCTCATAGCCTTATCAAAGTTTTTAATCGCGCTTGCCGGTACCCCTAAATCGTCGGCCTGTTTTTCGGCTTTGTTTAAAGTGCTTTCGATTTTATCAGTAATTTTTTCAAATTTTGCCGCCGTTTTTTCGCTTTTTGCTCTATGCTTTAAAGCCGTTTGCTCCATTTTCGCAAAATCTTTTTTAATTTGCTCGGCCTCTTGTAATGCTTTTTTTAATTCACTTATTGCATTTTCGCCGTTTTGAATACTTTTATTAATATCGTCGGCAACGCCTAACTTTATTTCATGCGTATTTAACTCGGTTTTTTCGTCTTTAAATAACTTAGTAAAAATTCTTTGTCCTGTATTCATAATTATATAACTTATTAAAATTTGGTTTGTTACGTTTTTAATATCCTTGGGCGTGTAATTCGCCAGTACAACATTTTTTTGAGTACGTGTTTTTGTCTTTACATAGACAACCACGCCGGCCCCCTTTTGGGCTTGTTAGGCTTACCGTCTTAATCTTTTTTGTTGTTCTGCTCATGTTCTTTAATTAAGTCTTTTAAGGTTTCTATAATGTCGTTATTTTCGTCGTTTTCGTCTTTAGATAACTCACTTAATTTTTCACTAAAAAAGCCCTCTATTGAAAAGCCATAATAAACGCCGTTTTTACAGTCCTCGTAAATTTCTTTATTATCGCATTTTACCGATATTAGCCAGGATCCAACCGGCGCATTTAAATTATATAAATTGCTTTTGTCTTGGTCGTCGCTCTCTTTTACCCAACTTTCTACAACGGTTAAACCTGTCGCCTTTTCTTTATGTTCTAAGGTATGGTTTTTTTGGTTGTTATTTTTTAAAAATAATTCGCTCGCCTGTCTTACAGTTTTTTTACTAAAATAAATATAATAGCCCTCTTTTTTTGTTGGGCCTTTTCTATATATTTTTTTATTTGGAATTAAAGCGGGCCCGCACAAAATTAATTTTTCGCTATCTACGGCCTGTAATTTTAATTTTTCGTCTTTTGACAAAGTAATAAAACCGCTTTCAATGGCCGGGTTAGAAACTAAACTAATAGCGTCAACGCCTAACTCGTCGGCCTCTTCGTTTATAATCAATTCTTTTATTTGCATAAATATATAACTTAGGTTTTTTTAAATTGTTGCGGTTTCTATTCGGTTACGGTCTAAACTTTGGGCCGTCGTAACGTTTGAACTAACAACAAAGGCTTGTAACGGTTGCGCATTTTGGCCCCCTTGTGTTAATTCGGCTAATTGATTTATACCAGTATCGCCGACAACATTAAAAGACGGTGCCGCTAACTCTTGACCGCCCCCGGCGTCGGGTGCCGTTACGTTTGCAACGTCGCCGCCTTTGTCGCCGCCCTCAAATTTTGAACTTGCTATTTTACCGATTTGTAAAGCCGCAAACCCGCCCGCTAAACCGGCCGCTAATCCTTTTAATATAGGGCCGCCCGGTGCGTTTGCGTAAGTACTTATTACGGCTTTATATCCGCTCATTGTCGCCTCTGCTAAATCCGCCGCTTTTTTTACGTTAAACGCTATCTTTGCCGCTTTTTTACTTTTACCCGCGAATAACTCGGCTATGTCTGCCGTTAACCTTAAAGCGTCTATACCCATTTGTACTTTAGCCATGGTTAACGCTTTGGCTTTTGCTTTATCTTCGTCGTTATACTTTTTATTTATTGCGGCTTTTTTGTCTGCTAACTGTTGCTCAAGTGCGGCCAATAATTCGGCGTTACCTTTAGCCATTTCAAATTTACCGTTAAACTCTTCTTGTAATGCGAATAATTCGTTTTCTTTATCGGTTGCCGTTAAACTTCTTAATAATTCGTTTTGCGCTTTTACTTTGTCTTGATCTTCTTTTAGTTTTGCGGCCTCTTCGTCGTCGTATTTTTTATTTATTGCCGCTATATCAATTTTTTGTTGTTCGGTTAGTGCTTTAGTTAATTCAGCGTTACCCTCGGCTAATTTAAAATCAGTTTCGTATTTTTCAACTAATGCCGTTATTTCTTTTTGGCGGTCGTTTTCGCGTAAACTTTGCAATAATTTAAATTGCTTATCTTCTAACTCTATTTGTTTTTGTATTTCTTTTTGTTTATCCTCGGCCGCTTTTTTGTCGTCTTTTTTATCTTGGCTTACCGCTTTTCGTTTACTTTTGCGGTTTTTCTTAAACTCAATATCTACAATTTTTAAATCGGTTTCAAGTTTTTTAATTTCGTTTTGTAGTGCGGCGGTTTTCTCTTCTCTTTCGGCTAACATTTTTAAACCTAACTTACCGGCCGCACCTACTACGCCGGTTTGTGCCGCCATGGCCGTTAATTGTGCTTTCATGGCCTCAAGTTTTTGTTGCTCTACCATTAAGGTAGCTAACTTGGCCTTTTTAATTTTTATCTCTTCATTAATTTTTTTCTTTTGTAATTGCGTTGTGTCTTTACCTTGGGCTCTTGCTAATGCTATTTCATTGTCGAGGTCTGACATTTTAGAATTATGTAATCTTTCGGCTCTTTTTTGTTCGGCCTCTTGTAATTGCTTTTGTACTTCGGCCTCGCGTTCACGCTTTGCGGCCATTTCGTCGGCCTCGCTATCCGTTATCCCTAACCAGTCGGTTACCGCCATTAAACCGGCTTTGAGTTTTTCAGCCCCTGCAAACCATGCCGCAAATAAACCTATTACCGTTGTAACCGCCACAATAATTAAACCAATAGGGTTAGCCGCCATGGCTAAATTTAAAGCCTTTTGGGCCGTCGCTTGTACGTACGTCGCGGCGCTTTGGGCCTTGGTTGCTATCGCTTGCAAATTTGTTGCGCTTGTCATGGCTTTAATGGCCTTAGTACCCTCTTGAATACCTCTAAAACCGTCGGCTATTGCCATGGCGCTTTGAACTTTTAATAACGCCTCTTGTACCTCTTCGCTTTCAGTACCGAATAAACCCATGGCACCTTGTACAACGGCAAACCCACTCGCGGCACCTTGTAGCGCACCCCCTAAATTTTGAGATAATGTCGAGGCGGCGGCGTCGGTTGCTAAGTCGGTGTCTATTTGTATTTTTCGATATTTACCAACTTCGGCCAATAAGTCGCGGTACTCTTGGCTTGCGGTGTCGCCGGCTAATGCCATTTGATACAGGCGATCCTCCATTTCACCCATTTGTGCGGTCAATGGTTTTATTTCGCCGTTTATGTCCTCAAATGACGCGCCTAAGTCGGTGTTTGACTTTGATAAATTTTGATAGGCACCCTCTAAACTATTTAAGTTCGTTTGGGCCTCTCTAACCTCTTTAGAATTTTCGCCAAAACTTTTATTTAATTCGTCTAAATTTTCCTTAGATTGTTTTATTTTTTCGCGTAAATCGCCGAATTGTTTTTGTACGTCTTGGGCCTCAGTGTTTACCTTTAAATTTATTGTTCTATTTTCTGCCATTGTTTAGCCTTTTAAAATATAATTTTCTTTTTTCCTGTTTGTAAACCTCTTTTAAATTTTCTGTATAATTATATTTTCCTTTTGCTATTTCTATATTTTCGCTTTGCCCTTTATGATCGGTTAACTTTAGTAAATTTATTATGTTTTCTATCATGGTTGTTGGATTACTATTTGACTATCGTTTACGGCCCCATTACAATAAGTATAAGTTAAGTTTAATGTTATCGTTTGTAGCGCGCTCCCCTCGGTTTCTATTCTAAAAAAATCTTCGGTATTTAAAAATTTTCTAAGTATCGGCGGAAATAATAAATTTGTATCTTCGGTTACTATTAAATTTTGCGTGTTTGTGTTAGCCGGTACGCATACGCTAATAACTTGGCTACTTGTTACCGTACTCGGTGTTATAGTTACGCCGCCCGTTGTTGTCGATATTGCAACGCTACAAACCCCGTTTGGTAAATTTATAGGTACGTCAACGCAACCCGCCGCCGGGCCTGTTGGTATTACTGGAGCCGGTAAAACCTCTCTAAAATCAAGTAACAAAGTAAAACTAACGTCGCCCGTTGTTATTGACGACTTCATTTCGTTTATTGTATATCTTTTTGATCTAATAATAAGACGGTCGTTTAATTTTAATTCAGTTAATAACGAAATCGGTAACCTCGTTTTTACACTAATTAAACGGTTTTTTGTACTGTATAAATTTTGTAAATAAAGACTATAATAATTTTTATATAAAGTGTTGTTTATAGCCTGTAATGTTATTGTACTACGGTCGGCATTAAAATTTAATGTATGCTCTTCGGTTGAATTTATTAAAGCGTCTTGGCCGAACGGTAAATAATTTGTTATTGTTTGTTCTGCGCTCCCGTCGTAAAATTTTACGCTTGTACTTTTATTTTCGTACATGTAAAATAAACAAGGCTTTGGGGTATAAGGTTGTAAATTTTCGTCTAATGAATAAGCAACGTGTAAATTTGAATTTGTAAAACGTTGGCCCATTAAATTTTCAAACGGTAAATTTATAATAAAATCGCCGCCGTCGTAATTAAAAGTATATTCGGCGTTACCGTACTCTCTAAAAAATAAACCTTTGTATTGTGAATTTAAAACGCTTTTACTCTCTTGGTATTTAAACGCCATTTTTTTATATAACGGTACTTTATTAATGTCAATACTTTTTATATCGGTGTATTCGGTTATATCGAACGTTTGCCCTAAACTATAAAACGTGTCTAAGGTTTCTATTTGAAAAGTATTTAAAGCGGTGCCGTAACATGTCAAATTAAACATTTTTAAAATGCCGCTAAAAAATTCGTTTACTTTCATTTCGGGCATTAATGTACTAAGACTTGTATTACCTGTTATTGTTTGGGCCGCTCCTGTTAACTCAAAAATATCTAACTCTTGTTGAATACTAAAATCAAATAAAACAAAAAATCGGGCGCTATGGTTAATAGTCATATTGTTTGCGGCCCTGTAAAATAATTGTACGCTATTATTTAAGCCCGGTGCGTTTTGGTCGTTTACAACTAAATATGTTGCGGTGCCTATTCCTTGTATTGTATTGTTATAAAAACCGTTTTTATATACGTCAATATAATAGTCGGTCGTTTGACTACTCGGCGTTATTGACACCTCAATGCGAAAACTAAATAATAAAGGGTTTGCAAATGTACCACTTGCGGCGCTTTGATCGTTGTAACTATATGTAAAAGTATCGGTACTTATATCAAAATCATGTGTTGGGTGCGTACTTGGTATTACTTGGCTTGTATAATCTAATTTTTTTGCGCCTGTTATAAATGTATTTTCTTTGGTGTTTTTGCACCACAAAAATAAATCTGTAAATTTTGGATTGCTTAAAAAAGTACCGTTTAATGTTACGCCGTAATGCGTGCCAATAGCCTCAAACATTTTTGAAACTTTAACCGCCGGGAATAATTCCGAATATACAATGCGCCCGTTTGAGCTTGTTATATCGTTTGTTGTGCCCCCTTGGTTAATCCAGTAACGCTCCGAACTTATTAACGGGTACCTTACACTATAATCTGTTGCATGGTCTGTTATACGGTTATATACTTCGGTGCCTGTATAGTTATGATCTAATGAACTAAAATCTACGTCGCTAAGTAAATCTTCGCCGAAATTATCCTTTAAACTTGTTATGTCGCCAAAAAAAGTAATAGTATAGCTTTGCGGTTTACCGTCTTTTATATTTGCTTTGTCTAATTGTATTTTGCCACTTCTAAACGGCGTTAACTGTATTTCTAAACGTGCGTTTTTTCGCGTGTTTACATTGTACGCATTACCGTTATATAAATCTACGTCGCTATTATACCAATGGTAAAAAATTTTATTATTATTAACGCTTGCCGGTACTGTAAAACTTTGGCTAAAATCTGTATAAGTTTTACTTATATCCGCAATATTTTGTATTGTAGAATTTACGTTAATTTGTTCGTCGTTAAATAAATCTATTTGCTCGTAAACTTCGGTTTGTGCCGGGCTTGTATCTATATATATTTGTACTTTTCTTTGCATTAAATAACGTTGTTTATTGTACTATATAAAAACTCAAAATTAAATGTATAGGATATTAACTTTTTGTTTACGCCTTTTATTTTATCTACGCTATTAGTGTTTAATTTAGCGGGTAAACTATCTATTAATATTTTTTCGCTCAACATAATTTGTTGTATTGTTTCGTTAAACGTTTCTTTAACGTACCCAGTATTAACGGTAATTGTTTCGGTGCCGTTTGCGTTAAATTGTTTCTTTTGGCCCTCTATTGTACTGTATGGGTTTATGTCGCTTTGTAGTAAATTATAGTCGTCTTTTTGTACGCTTATTTTATTTGTACTCGCTTTATAAAAAAACTCTCTTTGCCAATAACCGAATTTATTTACAAAGTCAATCATTACCGGCGTATATCTCGGCTCGCATACTGGCCTAAAATACCATGTACCTTTAACGCTTGCCGACGGGCTACCTATATTTTGCACTAACTCTAATTTGTTGCCCGTTGCATAATAGCCTATCCAAACCGTTGGAACGTCAAAAATTGCGGTTGCCGTACCGCTTGAAAATGGCGTATTAAATTGCGTTGTGCTCCCTGTATCTAAATTAGTATATCGAATACTATCAACGGCCGTACTCGCTTTTATTCCTATTATGCCGGCCCTATCCTCTTGGTTGTTTGTTGGATCGCTTAACGCCGAGTATTTATAATTATAATTGCCTTCGTCTAAACTTGCGTAACGTGTTGAGCCAATAATAAAATTTGCGTTTGTTGGGTTTGTACCCTCGCTATAATACCCGTAACCGTCAAAGGCTAAATAAGTCGTCGTATCTAATAAAACAAATGCGGGCGTTGTATCTTCTTTGTATCTTTTAACCTGTATTAAAACTGTTTGGTTGTTGTTGTTTTCTGTTATGGCCCCGGTTGTTGGCAAAGTACCGATTAATGTTTGGCGTGTTGTAAATTTTAAATACTCTCTTATATATGGGCTAATATCGTAATAGTTAGCTAAATTCGTACTCGAAGGTATTTTTTTCGTTATTGTATAGGTTGGCGTACTTGGTACGCTGGCCCCGTTATAATAAATAAATAATTCTAATTTACTACCTAACTGGGCGCTTTCGTTTACTTCTATAATGTATGGCGAACGTGCGAAAATTTGGCTCATGTTATTTTAATTTTTTTTATAATCTTTTA